CCCGCTTGTTGCGGATTGTGATGAGCTGCTCGGCCACCAGCTGCTTTAGCCATTCACTGTCAGCCCAGTCCGGCAGGTGTATCGTGCCCGCTGGATTTGACACGCCACTGGCACGGTCTACATCGCTCGTCCGTTCCAGCCGCAGATAGCGATAGGTCTCCGCCTTGAAGGTCGCCGTGGCCACTGTCCAAAGCCGCGCACCACGTTTGAGCTTTCGTCCGTTCACGGTCGCATCAACAAAGGTTGGCCCAGAGACCGGCGTGGTTCGGTTGAATCCCTCCAAGCCTTTGACGGGGGCCACCTGTGCGATGCCTTGGATGCGAGCCCATGCGTAGACGGCAGCCGTCTCATACCCTGTGTCGATGGCTAACTTTGCTAGGGGCATGACCGCGCCGTGTTCATGAACCCATGTCTGGCCAAGAAGGGCCGTCAGCTGGTTCCAGCAGGCCGGATCATCTGGCCCGCCAGAGATCACGATGTGATCCACGAGCCAGCTTTCTAAACCACGGCCCCAGGCCCAGACATCGACCTCGATGCGGTCCTTCTGCACGTCCGCCCCTGCGGTCAGAAACAGGCCGCGTGCAGGGATTTGTGCCACGAACGTCTCGCGGCGATCAGCAAGGCGCTGCCATTCTGGCGCATCACCAGACTCGACCCATGTCTCACCCAGCAGGGTGTTGCGCGCTGCGCGCAGCATCTCTTCCGAGCCTTGGGCCGCCAGCCAGTCGCGCGCAATCTGCTCCCAGCTTTTCCAGCCAATCGGCGAATAAAGCGCCGAGAGGTGAAAGCCGATCGCGTTCGGGTTGGCAGACACAGCCGTGGCGCGCCACTCACCCTTGGCCAGCAGTTCGGTCTTGTGATGCTCGGCGATAGGCTTTTCGCAGCCCACACAATGATACATGGCCGTTTCTGGCTGCCCCTTGTCCCAGCGCAGCCGCTCGAACTGCAGCCATTGCCGATGGTCGCAATGCGGGCAAGGCACAAAATAACGCCGCTGATTAGAGGCCTCAAACTCTCGCTCAATACGCGACAGCCCCCGGATCGTCGGGGTCGAGACCATGAACACCTTGCGCCGATGCGCAAAGGTCGTGGTGCGGGCCTCGGCCAGCGTGACTGGATCGCCTTCCTCGTCTGCGGAGGCCGGATAGGCGTCAACCTCATCCAAAAACACATACCGCGCGGGCATTGAGCGCAGGCCAGTGGCTGAGTTTGCCCCGGTCAACACCAGAATGCCGCCGGGGAATTCCTTTGACAGCATCGAATTGCCCGCGTCCCGTGAGCGGGCTGGGCTCACCTTTTCCCGCAGCGCCGGGCTGTCCTCGATCAGCGGATCAATCCGACCCCGCGAGGTACGTTTTGCCATCTCCAGCGTGGGCAGCACCGCAAGCATTGGGCCTGGCGCGTGGTGAATGACAAAGCCAATCCAGTTATTACCCGCCTCGGTGGCGCCGACCTGTGCGGCTTTCATGAAGGTGATCCGCTGCGCCGGGTGGCACGGCGACAGCGCGTCCATGATCTCGCGCAGATAGGGCGTGCGCGCCGTGCGATATTGCCCGGGTTCCGCACTGGCCCGTGACGACAGCTTGCGATGCGCATCTGCCCATTCCGAGACTGTCAGATCCGGATCGGGCCGGATCCCGCGCCGCCAGAGGCGTAGCATGTCCTCAGCGCCGTCAAAGCCAAGGTCGAGCCCCTCGGTTAGGTCGCCGTCGTTCAGGCTGTGATCATGATCGCCCTCATGCAAGCGAGACCCTGAGGTCTGCGAGGGCGTTGAGCTGCTCTCGGACATGGGTTTCCAGCACCCTTTGCAGGATCGCAGTTTCGATCGTCACGGGTGCTCCCGATGCCTTCTCCATCTCTGCGGACAATTGCGCAGCCATCAGGGCTGCTACGCGGGTGGGCCAGGTGACCCAGACATCCCGCTCTTGCCTGGCCAGGCGAAACACCAGCGCCTCTGCCCGGGCGCGGTCGACCAGCGTCCCCTTTTTCTTTTGGAGTGACAGCTGGCGTTCCTGCGCTTGGTAGACCGTCAGGGCCGTGCGCGCTTTTAGATAGGACGTGCTGTCGCCCGGGCCGGAGATGCTGCCGGTATCTGCGTTGCTTCCACCAAATCCACCCCGTGCGCGCATCTGTTGGTCGGGATCTGTCATCGCCCCGCGCCGCGCACTTGAAGCGGCTGCATTGATCGACCCGTCTGCAAACAGAACCAGTCGCCCGGTTTTACGAGCTTTTTGCACGGCTCCGCGCGCGAGCTTGGAATGGTCGGCATAGGCGCGTTCAGACAGTCCTTCCATGGTGCTGTGAATATCCTTAACATATTGGAACTAAATGAGAATAACGATATTATTCAGTTGATTACACTCCCACATAGAGCGACTCTGGGTGCAGGAAAACGATGCAACTCAGCCCCGGAGACAACGCCATGACCACGAAGACCACCACCCTCGCCAAAGCCCCCAGCGAAGCCCTGCTGCTGGAGATCGCAGCGAAGCATTTCCACACCGTCGAGACGCTGGAAACCCGCAACCGCGACCGCCTCGATTTCCATGATGTCGCGGTCTGGGCGATCCACGCGGCACTTGAAGACGCCTTTGAAGCCGGACGCCGCGCAGGCGCTGCTGCCAAACCCCAATCCTGAAAGGACAAGATCATGACCGCCACCACCACCATCCGCATCGACTACACCACTCTGCCAGACCAGTTCGACCGCTCGCGCCCGAACGCTGTGGCCGAGGCCATCGAGGCCGCGCTGCGCGAGAACGGGATCACTGCCGAAGCCTCGGATGTGTTCTCGCATCTCAAGATCGAGCTGCCGACCACCCAGCTTGCTGCCGCCAGCGCGGTGCTGGCTGATCTGAAGCTGATCTGAGGGGGACGGCCATGAGCACCCGCGCGCAGATCGCCATTCAAACCGGGCCGGAGGAATGGGCACATATCTATGTCCACTTTGACGGCTACCCTTCGCACATGCTGCCAGCGCTGGCGTGCTGGACACCTGACGACATCCTCGCTGCCCGCGAGATCCGACAGGTTCACGCTGACGCACTCAACTGTTTTGATCCAGCCCGCGCGCCGGTCGTCCACTCTGAACCGCGCTGCGACTTTTGCCATACATATGTGTTCGAACAGGGAAGCTGGATCGAATTGAGGGCAGGCCGATGACCGCGTACGTCATCTTGCCAACCCGGAATGAGGCCAATGGTTTCTTTGGCACACTCACAATCTGCCCCCTGCGCGAGCGGCGCACCGCCGAGGTCTGGACGCTGGCCTCAACCCTGATTGCTCAGGCTGTCCACGCTGACAGCGAGGACGAAATGATCGGCGTCCGCGACTTTCTTGATAGTCGTATGGGCCGTCACTTCGCAGACGATGTGGTGGGCGAACTGCAGAGTGGAGTCGCCAACAGCGAGACTGCCATCAACACTGCAATCCGCAAATGGCTAGGCTGGCGCATCAGCCGCCGGACCGAGCGCGAGGAGGGCATCCCGGAAAGGCTGCCATACTTGACCGGTTGGGTGCAGCACTTCGTAGTCGCGGCCGCGATGCCCGAGACCGACTGACCCCGTCACCACCAACCCTATTCACGACAGGAGACCACAATGCTCAAACTCACCGAGACCCAAACCATCATCCTCAGCCGCGCCGCAACCCGCCCCGACAATCTGGCCATGCCATTGCCCAAGGGGCTGCATGGCGCTGCGGCCAAAACGGTGATCACCAAGATGATCAAGCAAGGCTGGCTCAACGAGGTTGAGGCCAACCTGCGCCGCAATGAGCCGCTCTGGCGCGAGACTGGAGACGGTCATGGTACCACGTTGCTCGCAACCGCAGCGGGATTCGAGGCGGTTGGCATTGAGCCCGTGGTGGTGAACACAACGACCGATTTGCATAAGGCGAAGGTGGAAAACAACATGCATGCAGCGCCCAGCGCAGCCTGCGATTCAGACGCGCGCAAGCCTGTCGCGATCCGCACTGGCACCAAGCAGGCCCAGATCATCGCGCTTCTGCAGCGCCCCGAGGGTGCTTCTATTGCCGAGATTGTTGAGACGACCGGCTGGATGTCACATAGCATTCGAGGCTTGATCT